CCAGCCACAATATTAATATTAACTTGGTCAGAAGCTGAAGGTGCTGTTGCTTGGAATGTAGATCCATTATAAGCACGAAGCTCATTTGTAGATGTATTAAAAAATAAATCACCAGCATCAAGGCTAGTAGTCGGAAGAGAAGATCCAACTCTATATCTTTCTGCAAAACTATTAACACCAGTAACATTTGATGCAACAGTATTGATATTACTTAATGCACCAGCTACTGAATTTATATTAGAACTATTACTTGCTACTGAATTTACGTTAGAAATATTTGTTCCAACAGCATTTACATTAGAAACATTAGTTGCAACTGTTCCTATATTTGTAATAACCCCACTTGCATTTAGTGCAGTTATGTTTGAGTTTGCCCCAGCTACTGTAGTTACGTCAGAACTAATTCCAGCGACTGTTGAAACATTAGATGAATTACCAGCAACTGTAGTAACATTAGCTTGAATGCCAGCTACTGTCGTTACATTAGCACTTATACCAGCAACTGTTGTTACATTTGCAGATATACCACCAACAGTATTTACGTTTGCTATATTATTAGCAACAACATCAATTTCTGATGTAGTTTCATTAAGATCATCAGCAACAGTTTCTATCTCTGATACAACTTCTGCTAAGTCGTTTGCTACGGCAACTACTTTTGTAATATCAGCTGCTACTGTATTAACTGATGATATGTTTGTAGCGACAGTAGAAACGTTTGCATTATTTGATGCAACTGTACTTACTGCTGAATTTATACCAGCTACAGTATTTACGTTAGAAATAGATCCAGCAACTGTGTTGATATTTGTTGCGTTTGATACTGCTGAATTAATATTAGATGTATTACCAGCAACAGTACTAACGTTACTTGATATACCAGCAACAGTAGAAACATTGCTTGAGATCCCAGCCACAGTAGTAACATTAGCAGATATTCCAGCTACAGTATTAATATTAGCTGATTGTGTAGCAACTGTAGTAACTGATCCTATAGATGGCCCAGCTTCAGCAGCACCTGATGTTGCATTGAAAGCTAATACATTACCTTTTCTATCAGATTTATTAGGTAGTTGAATCTCATTAGCATCATCAGAATCAGCCATAGTAAGAGATCTATTAGACTTAGTTTGTAATTGCTGTAAAGTTGCATATATCTTATCAAGATCTGTATTTAAACTAGATATATTAAATGGGCCACTTGTAGCAAAATCACTTGTTCTTGATACTTCTATATCTCTAAAAATAGTAACAGTACTACTTGTATAAACTGATCCTAGGGTAATATTACCACCAGAAAATCCATCATCAACAGATGTACCAGTAACTGCAAACGTATTTGACCCAGTACCTCTGGTTAAAACTGTATCTGAACCTGAGCTATTTGTTATAATAACATTTATGTCATCTAAAGAAAAA